AATATCAGCAACAGATGAATGGGATGATTGAAGCTATAATAACTTCTTACACTGACAACCCAGGAAAAGCTTTTAAGATTGAAACCGATAAAGGCTATTGGTTTGTCGCTCATGTGGATTCATCTTTTTCCGATCAGGGAAATATTGATGGATTTGAGGACGATGAAAGAATAATTAAGGTTAGCTTTAAGATTACGGTTGGCGGCTATATAATTAATCCTAGCTTTCCAGGATCAGCAAACCCTATTCGAAGATACGTATCAGCACCTAAAATGATTTTTGAAACCAATTTCACAAATGATAGAAAAAACAGGAATTCTTCTGAGATCCCATCCGGGAATCCAGAAGACTATGTTTTTGAAGACTTTGACAAAGAAGATACACCTCTTCCAGGATCCGCCATTGGCCAAGCTACTAAGGATTATGGTGAATCCTCGGCCCTACTAGGGGGATCGGTTGTCCAGAAGGCTCACCCAGAAGTAATTTCTATCCCCGACCCTTTTTCTCCAGACGGTACAAAAAAGGTCAAAGCGTCAGTAAAGTCAAGAAATGTAAGAAAAGGTGAAACAGTTTATAGAAAGTTGTTGTGACTTTGTGCAACGAACAACATATTTAGATTAGAATGAAACAATCAGGAGATTATTCATGGCAGAACAAACATTTAAGAGCCCCGGATTTTTCGAGCAGGAAATTGACCTGGCGGCAAGAAAACAGAGCCCGACAGGTACACCAGCCGGAATCATCGGTACGGCCCAGTACGGTCCAGCTTTTGTTCCAGTAATAATTGGTACATTTTCGGACTTTCAGTCAAGATTTGGCACTTTGGATCCAACAAAGTTTGGTCCTTACGCTGTAAGAGAATTTTTAAAGAATAGAGATGCAGTCACTTATATGAGAGTGTTAGGTGCTGGTGCGAACAGCACTGAATCCCATGTATCGGCTACTAAGAGTTATGGAGTCGTGCACAATGCCGGTTTTATTATCTCAGGAAGCCATTCTAACAAGGATTCTCAAGAGAGATTTTATGGTGACGTGCAGTTTATTACCGCTATTCACGAAGTTCCAGCGGCTTCAGATATTGGGTACCCATCCTTCTTAGCGGATAACGATTCTTTTCCAAACGTTAGAGGCGACGGATCAGGTGGGTATGAAGGAACTTCCGAAGCAGACGATAAAGTTTCTCTAGTCAGAGGAATGCTGATGACCACAACGGGTAGCAAATTCTATATCGTTTCCTCTTCTCTTGAAGGGACATCTATGCCAGCTATCACTGCTCATCATGGAGATTCTTCCCAAGTAGACTTGACCAATAGAGATTTCAAATTAGTGTTGTACTCTAAGGATGGAGCAAAGTTTGACACAACTGATGGCCGAGCCGGTTACAGGATTTTTACAGCTTCTTTGGATCCAGATAGTCCAAAGTATATCGCCAAAATCTTGAATACTGATCCTCTTCAGTTTCAGACACATCAACATCTTTTGTATGCTGATTTCCCAGTCGACGAAACTATCTCCCCGGTATTGGTTGGAGATGGCGGAACCGCTCAGGGATATACTGTAGGACTTGCCAGTGGTTCACAAAACTCTGGTGCTGATTCGAGTTTCGAAAGTGATTATAACAGATTTTATCAAAACCTTTACGGTCGATTTGATACACGTTACACTACACCTAAAACAACGGCCTTCATATCCCAGCCTTTTGGCGCCGTTGAGTATGATCTATTCCATTTTGAAACTTTGTCAGATGGTGAATACGCTAATACTCAATTCAAGATTAGTATTGCTAATCTTAAAGCTTCGGGAGATCCCAAGGATAAGCATGGTCTTTTCGATGTACTAGTAAGAAGATATGTTGATACTGATTATGCTCCTCAGATCTTGGAAAGATACACAGAGTGTTCTTTAGATCCAGCACATGAAAGATTCGTTGCTAGAGTTATTGGTGATTACAAGGCGTACTTTGACCATGATACTGCTGATGAAGACGAACGTCGTCTTGTCATCTCTGGTCGTTATCCAAACCAAAGTCTTTATGTTAGAATTGTTATGAACGAATCCGTTTATAATGAAGAAATCCCAGCAGACTCACTGCCTTTTGGTTTCCGTGGTATCCCTGTTCTTAAGACTACTCCAACGGTAACGGGTTCTACCTCTGGTTCAACTGGGTGGCACCAATCAGCTATGTATCTGCATCAGACAACTCAACTTGCTTCTCAGGGAGCTGGTCGCGAAGGTTATAACTCGATGATATCATCAGTTGTTCCGCCGCTTCCTTTCACTTTCAAGCAGACAAGAGGAAACGTTAACGCTAATCCTACTTTCATTGGTTCTCCTGGACCAAAAGAAAGAGTTGATAGTAGATTACACTGGGGAGTTAAAACAACTCGTGTGAAGTCTGGATCTATTTACGATTCTAATATTTCTTCAGAGAGAAACAAGCTGGTCGATAACTACACCAAGTATCTTGGTAATCCCAAACTTAAGCACATGTGGGAAGGTAAGTCAGCAGATAATTTCCACAACCACAAGTTTACTCTTGCAAGAGTTGCTTTGCTTCAAGGTCTCTCTAATGGTGAGATTATGGCAACAGGTGGTGAAGGTTTGACAGGCTCAGCTGGAATGCATATGTTAGACGCTGCATATATTCGTAACGGTGTCGTTAATCCAAAAACATACACGGTACGTGATAATGTTGCCACTAAGGATCGGTTGACTTTAGCCTCTCTAGTGAATTCATCTTCATTATACTTTAACAGATTCACCAAGTATGCTAAATTTACGAATATCTTCTATGGAGGGTTTGATGGACTTCATATTCTCAATAAAGATATTAGTGAAATGAACGACAAAGCTACATGCACCGATGATAGTGTTGGTGGCTTGGCTGGCGATTCTATCACAGGTGGTTTAGGTACTTATGGTACAGCTGATAATAGCGCATTCGGTGCTGGTATCTCTAACAACGTTATTGCTTCATATAGACAGGCTATCTCCATTATGACAGATGGTACTGCTGTTAATACAAATATTCTCGCGATTCCTGGAATTAGAGAGCCATTTGTTACAGACCATGCAGCTGATAAGAATAGGGACTATCAAATGTCTATGTATTTGATGGATATTCCATCATATGACGAAGACGGTAATCGACTGTTCATAAACAGCAGTGCAAAACCAGATACTGATAAAACAGCTGAAGAGCTAGAGTCTAGAGTTTTTGATAACAACTACGCTGCAGCATACTTCCCCGATGTTTTTATTACGGATCCAATAAACAATAAAAGAGTGCTTGTTCCATCTTCTATCGCGGCTATCGGCGCCATTAGTTATAATGACAGTGTGTCATACCCCTGGTATGCTCCAGCCGGATTTAATAGAGGTGGTCTAAGCTTTGTAGAGAATGTCAAGGTTCGTTTAAATGCGGCCGACAGAGATTCTCTGTATGAAAAGAGAATTAACCCAATTGCAACTTTTCCAAATAGTGGATTCGTTATCTTTGGTCAGAAGACACTTCAGTATGCTCAATCTGCATTAGATCGAGTGAACGTAAGAAGATTGCTTCTAGAAGTTAAACGTCAAACAATCGAAGTTGCTAACTTGATTCTCTTCGAGCAAAACACCCCACAAACAAGACAACGTTTTGTAAATCTGGTTGCTCCAAGATTAGCCCTCATCCAAGCCCAAGCAGGTATTGAATCTTTCAATGTCGTAATGGATGATTCGAATAATACGGAAGAAGACAGAGAAAACAACCGGCTGAATGGTAAGATCGTATTCGTTCCTACAAGAGCGGTAGAATTTATTTCAATCGACTTTATCATTACCAATGCCGGGGTTGCGTTTGAATAATACTTATCGATAAGAAATTGATTAGGAGTCTATAACATGGCAGAAAATATTATGAAAAGTCCGGGAGTCTCAGCAAGAGAAATCGATCTCTCGGGACCAGGTACAACAGCACCGCAGGGAATTCCTGCTGGTGTTATTGGAACTGCAGTGAAAGGGCCAGCTTTTGTCCCGGTCACGTTTGCAACATATAAAGATTTTAAGAACATATTCGGTGGAGCTGATGCGAGACTTTTTGGTCCCATGGCCGTTAACGAATGGATGAAAAACGCCCGATCAGGCACTTTCCTCCGAGTTCTCGGGATTGGAGATGGAAAGAAAAGGTCATCGACTACCGGAAAGGTTACAAACTCCGGCTTCGTTGTAGGAGATCAACTAGTCCAAGAAGGAACAGGTAACTTAGCCGCTAATGGTTATGCAACCGAAGCTGCAGCTGGCGCTTATGCAAAAACGGTAGATCTATTTCAAACGTCTGCCGAAGCAAACAACGACCGCGTTGATATATATGTTCCAACAGCTGCGGGTGGATCCGGAGTTACCTATACCTTGATTGCAAGGAATGGTGGAACTCTTGGAACTTCTGGTGACCACGCCGATACAGTCGTGTATTATAATGCTAGTGGTTCGCCGGCAAACAGAAATGCAAATCTTATATTGGCCATCAACGGTACGACAGATGAGACCAAAGCCGTCTTCGGAGATGCAGATCTTAAGACAGGCGGTATTGCTGGAATTACTGCAAGTGCTGGAAGCGATGGAAACAACGTTACGGTTACAGCAGATACTAGAACCGTTCACGGAAGAGACATTACATTCACAATGAAAGTTGGTGGTGGTGGATCTTCAATCATGAACGAAGCTAATGATGCAACGGTTTATCTTAAGGGAGTACTTGGAGTTAAACGAGGCTCCGCCCTTGGTAGAACATACTTCCTCAACTGTCTTATGAGTCAATCAGCTGGATCGACCTATTTTGCAGATGCTGGAATTTCCAATGAAGTCACTGCCTCTATTCTTAGAGGTGTCTTAATGGTAGCATCAGGTGTTAGACCTGCTCTTTCGGGTTGGGGTGGAGCAAATGTTTCTGCTTCTTTGAGAGCTTATGATGAATTCCACAAAACGTATGGTGGAGCATCTGCAGACTCAGGTGAATCTCTTGGTGCAATAGACTTATCTACCGGTGGAAATCAAACATTCAAGATGTTCCTTAACGGATTTACGAATACTAACACATACTCAAGCTGCTTAACCGCTTCGTTGAATCCTCAGAGTCCTTCATACTTTGCAAAAGTGTTCAATACGGACCCCGCTCTATTGGAAGAACAAGGCCATTATCTTTATAGCCATTATGATGTTCCATCAACGTTAGCGGTTCCTCTTCCAGCCAGTGCTGCAGCTGCAGCCTCGTCAGACGAACACATCATCGCTCTGGTTTCTGGATCTGGTACGAGAGCGACCGAGGGCGGTGCATCAACCTATGTTCCAGATTTTGAAAGCTTCGAAGATAGATTCCAGCATTCTAGATCTCCTTGGATTATTAGCCAAACGATAGGTAGTGGGTTTAAGAATCTCTTTAGGTTCCATTCATTGGATGCTGGTGAGATTGGTAACAGGACTTGGAAAGTCTCTATTCAGAATGTTCAAGCTAGCAGCGATGCAACATACAAGTATGGACAGTTTGATGTCTTGATTAGAAGTTGGGGAGATCAAGATCTCGACCAAATAGTGTTAGAAAAATATGTAAGTGTCAACCTAGACCCAAGCTCAGACAGATACATTGGGAGAGTCATTGGCGATCAAAACAAATTCTTTGATTTTGAGAAGATGGTAGATAATCAGAAGCTGGTAGTTGAAGGTCTGTATCCAAATAGATCTAACTATGTTAGGGTCGAGGTCACCGATGCTGTCGAAACAGGCGTTGAAGAAGATACTGCCCTGCCATTCGGATTCCGTGGTCATGGTCACCTTGTTACTTCTGGTCAGGGAGAGATGCTTGAGAAGCCAAATTATACTTCTACAACTCTTTATGATGGTAGAGTTCCACTTGCTGCCCACAATACCTTGCTTGGTGCTCCTGTTGAACCACCTATTCCACTTCGAAGAACCGTCAAGGTTGGTAGTGGTTCTCAGGCTGCAGTAAACAGCAGACTATTCTGGGGAGTCCAATGGGAAGACGTCAAATATGGTAACAACGACAATAAGGGAACGGCTGTAAGCGACTTGATAAAATCCTTTAGAAACTATTACCCATCTTTCGGAGTTAGTTATCCCGCCTTTGTTAGAGATAACACGGGCACTGCTAACACAACAGCTGGATCAGTCTTAGATGTTGATGAGTTTAACAAAAACTTATTCTCCTTAGAAAGAGTCTTGGTGAAGTGTAAAGATGGTGATACCGCTAAAGAAGTTGATCCTCGAGAATGGAAAAACGCAGAATATAGAAGAACAGGCATTGCTTATGCTTCTTCTGCAGAGAAAGGCTCGGGTAATGGGTACAGATTCCTCAATGTCTCTAAAGACTTTACTCAACAGGCTTCGAAGAGATATATGAAGTTTACATGCTTCCCACAAGGAGGGTATGATGGACTAAACATCTTCGATCCTGAAAGGTCTGCCCTTTCAACGATTGCGGCTGCTAGAGAGATTTATTGGTCTACAAACCAAGGTGGTCCAGCTGGTCCTACCGTGGCATCCTTTAGAAAAGGTATTGACATCATGGCTACAAAAGCAGACGTTGATATTCAGGTTCTCGCGATTCCAGGAATTAGAGAGTCGGGTATTACTGATTATGCTCTGGATGCTACCGAAGAAAGATTTGATGCTATTTACCTTATGGATATTGAAGAATGTAACCACGAAGGAACAAGCTTCTCAAACTTGGTTTCTGGATCTACCGGTACTTTGAATAAGATTAACGTACAAAATACGGTTAATAGATTCTTAGATCGAAATATGGATTCCAGTTTTGCTGCAGCTTACTTCCCTGACTGTGTAGTCTTAGATGATGATACAGGCTCTCTTGTGAAGTGTCCACCATCAGTTGCGGTCTTGGGCGCCCTATCATTGAATGATAAATTGGCACACCCATGGTTTGCTCCTGCAGGTTTCACTCGTGGTGCCCTGGCATCTACTACCGAGAATTGGTGTAAGCTAAATAGAGCAAACTTAGACGAGCTGTATGAAGCTGACATCAATCCAATCACATCATTCCCAACATCTCAGGGAGTGGTAGTCTTTGGTCAGAAAACTCTACTACAAGCCCAATCTTCTTTGGATAGAGTAAACGTTAGACGTCTTCTGATTGACATTAGAAGAAAGGTCAAGAACGTTGCTAATCGAATCCTCTTTGAACCTAACAGACAAGAAACACTTGCTAAGTTTTCATCTCAGGTTCAACCTATTTTGAGCACTATTCAAGCACAACAAGGTCTTGACAGATTTAAAGTTGTGATTGATACAACAACAACTACTCAACAAGATGTTGAGAATAACACGATCCGTGGAAAGATCTTCCTGCAACCGACAAGAGCCGTCGAATTCATCTCACTTGACTTCGTTGTTACAAATGCCGGCGCAGAGATTTAAGGAAAGTAATAGTTAATAATATACAGCAATATTAAGGAGAAATTACAATGGCTGCAGAAACCCTTTCAGTATCGGATATGCTACCAAACAAGTTCGAGCCAAAACGCAAGAACCGGTGGATATTCGCCCTCGAAGGCATTGACTCTTTCCTCATCAAAACCGTGAATAGACCATCTATCACGATTGAGGAGCAGGAAATCGCCTTTATGAATTCGCGTAGATATGTCGCGGGACGAGCTAACTTTGACGCTTTAAGTCTTACTCTTCATGACCCTATCGCCCCATCAGGTGCGCAACAGGTTATGGAATGGGTTAGAACTCACTTTGAGTCTGTCTCAGGTCGAGCTGGTTACGCAGATTTTTACAAGAGAGATTGCCAACTTAAGTTGGTTGATCCAATCGGTACAGTCATCGAACTTTGGGATATCAAGGGAGCCTTCCTCACTCAGGCAGGCTTTGGAGATCTTTCATATGAAGATGGTGCACCAGCTGAAATATCTATTTCAGTTAGATTTGATAACTGCGTACTGCAATTCTGATATTGAATTTCTTGGTCGAGCGGGCTCTAAGTCCGCCGATCATAAAATCTCAATTTTAGGGTTTACAGCACTCAGCGATAGAATTATACTATCAATGTAAAGTTTTAGTTGATTAATTTTATATAATCAGTTTTGTGGAGTAAAAATGAGCAAGAAAAGAAGTGGAAACGACGTTTTCACCGGTGGAAACCCTGGTCAAGGTGGAAGTACACCACCTCCTGGTGCCGCCGGATGGCAAGGTCCAACAGGAAATGTTCTGGCGGATGAATTTGGATTAGAAATCCCTGTAGAGAGTGTCCCTATTCCAAGTAGAGGAATGGTTTATCCTGCAGATCACCCATTACATATGCAAGAGACAATAGATATTCGTGCAATGACTGCACACGAGGAAGATATTTTGACTTCTCGGGCCTTGATTAAGAAAGGCACTGTTATTACCGAATTGTTGAGAAGTTGTATTGTCGATAAGAGAATCAATCCCAATACTTTGTTGATTGGTGATCGTAACGCGATCATGACAGCTTTAAGAATTACGGGTTATGGTTCCGAGTACTCTATTGAAGTGCAATGTCCTGCTTGTGATGAAAGATCTAGACAGGATTTCAATCTTTCGACCCTGCCGATCAAACGTTTGATTCATGAGCCAGTGGCTGCAGGAGCGAATATTTTTGAGGCAAAATTAGATGAGAAGCTTACGATTAGATATCGCTATCTAGATGGTAATGACGAAACTGCTATTTCCCAGTTGAACGATAGAAAGAAAAAGCAAGGAATGGAGTCGTCTCAATTAATCACAACTCGTTACCAATACCAAATTGTATCGGTCAACGGAATTGATGATCGTACAAAGATCAGCATGTTTGTGCAGAAAATGCCATCAAAGTATTCTCTAGCATTGCGTAGATTTATGGATGATAATGAACCTGGCATCGAAATGAAACAAGATATTGTATGCCCCCATTGCTTTGAGGCTTCGGAGGTGCCTATGCCGTTAGGGGCCTCGTTTTTTTGGCCTGATAGCAAACGCTGATAGTGCTGAAGAAGCATCTCAGGCAAAGGCCATATTCTTAGATCAGATATTCCTCCTGATGTATTATATGGGATTTTCCTACAAAGAGTCTTATTGGATGCCTATTTGGCAGAGAATATGGTTTCTCCAGAGGTTGATGCAAGAAATCAAGAAAGCAACGGAAGATACAGGCAGTCCACCACCTACTCATGCGTATCATCAGAATACTCCAGAAATGAGATCTTTGATGGGTAGAATGAGACCTGCACCTCCTGCGAAATTGAGAAGGTTTACCTAATAAGGGGCGAGTTAAAAACTCGCCTTTTTTTTGTAAAATCTGTGCAAATTTGGCTACAATAGAATTAAATTATCTATACAAGATAATTTTATAAGGAGTCTTGCTATGAAAGAAGAAAAATCGTCTGCAAAAATTCGAGAAACACTGGTACCAATGACACCATTCGAAAAGGCTGATGCTGATGCAATGTCGTTTGTCGGCAGCTTTATGTTTTTGGAAAAATTTTCAGAAATGGTTGAGCAGTATCAGGCTCTGACTTTGGTTATGGAAGAACTCGAACACGACCGAGATACAGAGGACTTAAGAGAGGTTTATCTTACTTCCAAAATGGTCTTAGAAGAGGAAAAAAAGAGAATGGAAGAAAGTTTTATTCAGGCTTCTTCTGCGTGGCAACAAAAGCACGGATACGATGCATGAAAGATTTAGGAAGTTATTGGCTGTTAGCATATAAGCATCATCGAGACCTTAGGTGGATTGCTTGTATTGACTGGGATACAGAAGAACAGGATCATATTGATAACGCACTAAAGAGCACAAAGACCATCCTAGGCCACCTGGAAAAAATGATTGAGGAGACGCTATGATCGATGTTAAAGAAGTTGAAGCTGGCGACGTAATTTATTTCAAGGTTCCATGGATGAAGCGACCCCTTTATGGAGAAATCTTGACTGCGTATCTGGATGAAAATGCCGTACAAGTTATGACGCCGAACGATGGATATCGTATTGTTTGGGCTTATAACGCTTTTTGGGATGAAAAAGTCGCAAAGAAAGCAGAATATAGGAAATATGTCAAGGGCCAGAATACTTATCTACAAAATGAGATTGTGGAGGTTTCTAATGAAAAGCCTGATGACGGAAAGCGTCCTGTACATAACAGGAAGAAAAGAGAAGTTAAAAATAACCGGACCGCTAAAGCAGGTAAGAGCGTTCGAAAGCGTGTTAAACGCAAGTCGTAATTTGTATGAAGGACTTCACAACGAAAAGACCTCTCTTAAGCAAATTGAAGCTTTAGTAGAAAAAAAGAACAAAGCCGCAAAGGCTTATAGTCGATACACTGGAACGAATTGGCCACTATAATTGTGGCTTTTTTCGTTTGTGCATATTTATAAACTAGAGAGTTAGTTTATAATAACTTGTGGAGTTAGTGTATGGCCGGTGGTGATTCCCCAGATTTTGGTGCCCAAGCAGAAGTGATGGGCGCCATGACAGACATGCTGAAAGAGCAACAGTCTCACATTCAGGGTGTTAATCAAGCGTTGGGCGAACAAATCGGTCTTATGCAGAAATTGTGTGAGCTTAATGCACAATGTCAAGATACGGATAAAAAGACAGAATTCAATCAGCTGATAGAAGATGGTCAGGATCAAATTCGTCAAACTACGGATGAAACTTCCCGATTGACAGAAGAAATGAAGCGCCAAACCGATGAGCAAGAGCGTTCTGGCGGAATGATTGAAAAACTCAAGGCTGGTTTCTCTGGCCTTGCAGGCGAAGCCAATGCATCCAAGGCCGCAGCTGGAGCCTTAACTGGTGCCCTGGCTGGAGTGGCCGCCGGAGCTCAGGCAGCTGCCGCTGGTTTTGGAGTCATCACCGGTGCTGCTTCTGGTTTGATCGGCGCAGTTTCCGGTACTATGAAAGCCCTTTGGGGCTGGGCTCAATCCGGGGGAGGCGGCGGCGGCGGTTGGCGTGAAGCACTTGACGGAGTAAGGGAAGAATTCGGTAGACTAGAAAGCGGCGAAGGTGCTGCCGTCATGGAAATGTACGAAGGCATCAGGGACACTCAGTCGGATCTGGCTGCAGGTGGTACTAGGCTGAAAGCCGTCATTGGGAAGAAAGCCGACGTTTTGAAATATGCTACCGAGATGGCCAAATCCATGGGTGGTCAATTTGGGGCTCTAAAGGGCCAACTTTCCGAAGCTGCAGGCGAGATGATGATGCTCAACAAGGGTATGAATCTTTCCAACGAGGCGATGAAGACAATGGCTATTAACGCCAAGGCTTCCGGGCAGTCCATGAAAGAATCCGCTACCGAAACAGCTCAGATGACAGTTGGTATGGCCAAATCAATGGGCGTTAGTGCAAAAGCTGTCGGTAAAAATATGAGCGAGTTAGGTAAGGACTTTGAAACGTTCGGCCACATGTCCCAGAAACAAATGGTTGCAACTGCTGGTTATGCCGACGCCTTAGGTGTCTCGATCAAATCCCTAAAGGGAATGATGGACAAGTTTGATAGTTTCGAAGGTGCTGCAGAATCTGCTGGTAAATTAAACGAAGT